CTACTTATCTGAAATAATGTCATTATCTAGGGCATATTACCAAGGTGAAGACTTGGCATTTGTAAGTAGACCAAAAGAAGGTGATTTAATTTTTTTCCCTTTGGGAGAAAGATTGTTTGAGATAAAACGAGTTGAAATGGAAAAACCATTTTATCAATTGGGAAAAAATTATGTTTATGAATTATCTTGCGAATTATTCGAATATGAAGATGAAGAAATTGATACTGGCATTTCCGAAATAGATGATGTTATGGAGGACATTGGATATATAACAGATCTTAAATTAGTTGCATTTGGAGGATCTGCTAGTTGTCAATCAGCAATAAGTCCTCTTTTTGGAGTTAGTAAAGTAGTTTTATTGAATGATGGATATGGATACACAGAAACACCCACAGTCAGTATAAGTCCACCGACAGGAAATCCAGATACCTCATCAATATTAGGAGCTATTAGTGTTTCAGAACTATCAAAAACTGCAAAAGCAGTTGCAATAACAACTTCTGTTGGTGGTGTTCATTCAGTAAAAGAAATTTTAATTACAAATGCCGGATATGGGTATACAGAACCTCCAGCAGTGTCTATTATTGGTGGTTCTGGTTCTGGTGCAATAGCAACTTGCATAATATCTACAGGATCAATTCTAAATATTGGAATAGTGGATAAAGGTGATAGATATTACATACCACCAACCATTACAATAGATCCTCCAGTTGGCGGTGGAACAACCGCAACAGCAATATCAAGAATTAGTGCTGGTAGATTATCAGAAGTTTTGATGACAAATGCTGGATCTGGGTATACCTCTATACCAAATATAAATGTTTCTCCACCACCAAATGTAGGATTTGGGACTTATATTGTTTCAGAAACAGTAACTGGATCACTTTCAGGAACTACCGCAGAAGTTAGATCTTGGACAAATCCCGGTAAAGATATTGATAAGATTCTTAGAGTTTCTATAAATAGTGGTAAATTTAGTGAAGGTGAGAGTATTGTTGGATCCTCTTCATCTGCCATTTACACATTAAAATCATATGAAGATGATACTTCTAAGAGTGATAAATATTCTGATAATAAAGAAATAGAAGATGAAGCAGATAAAATTTTAGATTTCACAGAAAAAAATCCATTTGGAGTATATTAATGTTAGGCACATATTATTATCATGAAATTATCAGAAAAACAATAGTTTCATTTGGTACTCTTTTTAACGATATTCATATAAAGCATAAAAATAATTCAGATAATGTAATTTCAGATTTGAAAGTTGGTCTTTCATATGGACCAATGCAAAAGTTTTTGGCAAAAATTGAGCAACAAGAACAATTAAATAAAGCAATTGCCATAACTTTACCCAGAATGTCCTTTGAAATGACATCAATTCAATATGATTCGACTAGAAAAGCAGGAGTAACTCAGACATTCAAAGCTTTAGATGGGACAAATTTGAAAAAGGTTTTTATGCCAGTTCCATATAATATTGGATTTCAACTAAATATCCTTAGTAAGTTAAATGATGATGCTTTACAAATTATTGAGCAGATATTACCTTATTTTCAACCATCTTTCAATTTAACTGTAGATTTGATTAGTTCTATAGGAGAGAAAAGGGATATACCAATTGTATTAGACAATATTTCATTTCAAGATGATTATGAAGGAAATTTCACAACAAGAAGATCTTTGATTTATACACTCAATTTTACTGCGAAAACATATTTATTTGGTCCAATTGCAGATTCTACAGACGGACTTATTCGTAAGGTACAAGTTGATTATTATAATTCCACAGATACTGCAACGGCAAAAAGAGAAATGAGATATACTGTTACTCCAGATCCTATTGATGCAGGCCCTGATGATGATTTTGGATTTACTGAAGTTTGGGATACTTTCGATGATTCCAAAACTTATAGTCCAACACAGCAAGATGATATTTGATATGTTATGAGTAATAACTATGAAGGATTAGATTCTGCTCTCAATATTAAGAGTGATATTGTTGAGATAGAAAAAGTAAAAGAGGAATTGAATATATCTCCAATAAAATCGGATGATATTCAAAAGGACTATGAGTACACTAGAGCAAATTTATATTCTTTGATTGAAAAAGGTCAAGAAGCAATCAATGGAATAATGGAACTTGCTGGAGAAGGTGGAAGCCCTAGAGCATATGAAGTTGCAGGTCAGCTTATTAAAAGTGTTGGTGATGTTACAGATAAACTTATAGACTTGCAGAAAAAACTTAAAGATGTTGAGGAAGAATCTGTAAAAACAACTAATAATGTAACAAATAATGCAGTCTTTGTTGGATCAACATCAGATCTTTCAAAATTATTAAAACAAGGTTTTCTAAATAGTAAAGAATAAATTAATTTTAATGGGAACACTTCATCATTGGTTTAAAGGTTCTCGTTCTAAAAAAGGGAAACCTGGATGGGTTCAAGCAGATGGTTCTCCATGTGCAAATGAACCAGGTGAAACTAAGACACCTAAATGTTTTAGTAGTGGAAGATTAAAGGCACTCAAAAGAAAAGGTAAAAAAGGACTTTCGCTTATTAAGTCAGCAGTTCGTAGAAAAAGACAAAAAGATAAAAGTCAACAAGCAAAATCTGGTGGGGCAAAACCGACAATGGTTTCTACATTCGCCAAGGGTAAAAAAGATCCCAATTACGTAAAAGCAGAACCAGGAATTAAAGAATCAATGGAAATTAACGAGGCAAAAAAAGACAAACCTGGAAAAGGTAGCGGATCTAAAGATGCTTGCTACCATAAAGTAAAATCAAGATATTCTGTTTGGCCAAGTGCATATGCTTGTGTCCCAGAAAATAGTACAAAAGCTTTAACTAGAGATTCTTGGAAAAATGTTAATGATCTTAACATAGGTGATGAAATATTGACTTATAATATTGAAAATGATGAATTAGAATTTAAACCAATATTAAATCTACATAGATATAAAAATGTAAAAACAAACATAATTAAAAGTGGAAATAATGGATTCATATTCGAATGCACAGATAATCATAAATGGGTAGTCAAGTTGCCTGAAATTAAAGGAACTAGAATCGAAAAATATAATAGAATAAACGATAAGTGTTTAATAGAAACTAGTGATTTATTGCAAAACAAATACAATAAACATTTAGTAGTTTCTGCACCTTATAGTGGTGGAAACAAATTGAAAAAAGACAAAATATTTAAGTACGGAGACAATTGGGTAAAATATATTTTAGATATAACTGACGAACAAAGACAAACTTGGTTGTTCAGCGCAATTGTTTATGATGGAAATCAAAAAAAAGTTGAAAGAATAACAGAGAACATAAAAAATATAGAAGAATTAGATTGGTTATATACAAGTTCTTACGGTGAAAAGCAATCTTTTGGATTTAAACAAAAAGACATATCTCACAGGGATGCGTTTTTACTATCAGCATTTTTAAACTGTGGAATAGTGACTTGGAAAAAAAATAAAAATCTAGATATTTACTCATGCAACTACAGTAGCAATAAAAGATTTAAAAATACTAGCAATTTTAAATTAATTTCAGAAAATATTTCCGATGTTTGGTGTCCAGAAACCGAAAATGCAACCTGGGTTATGCTTCAAGAAACCGATAATAATGGAATTATAACTATTACGGGAAACTCCGGAGCACTGGTAAAATGCCGCAAAGTGGGAGCAGCAAACTGGGGCACAAAGTCTGAAGAGGTTATTGTTGATGAAGCAAAGAAGTGTTGGCCAGGATATGAAAAGAAAGGCACGCAAAAATTATTTGGTAAAACATATAATCGTTGCGTGAAAGCAAATGAAGAAATGGAAATGGTAAGATACTGCCCCAAATGTGATAAATGTGAAACAAGAGCAGAATGTAAATATGGTCCAAAATACTGGGATATGTTTTCTCAACCTGCATCACTCTCACCAAATCAGAAGAAATATAGTATTGCTACAGTGCATCCTGGAAATTTTCCAGAGTCATATGACCACGAGCATTCAATGGTAAGATCTCAACTTTCAACTATTGATTCTGCTGTAAAGAGACTTCGTAAAAAAATGAAGGGTGAAGGTAATGTAGAAGCGTGGGTACAATCAAAAATTACTAAAGCTGCAGATTATATTGATACTGCCGCAGATTATGTTGATAGTGGAGAAATGAAAGCAGAGCAAAAAACTTTTAGTCAGTTTATGGTTGAAGCAATAGATAAATCCAAAATGAAGTGCAATAAACCAAAAGCACAAGCAGTTGGCGATTCACTTACTGGAAAATCTCATGTTGTAAAAGCATGTGAAGGTGGAAAAGAAAAAATTATTCGTTTTGGTCAGAGAGGTGTAAAAGGATCACCAAAGAAAAAAGGAGAATCTAAAGAATATGCATCTCGTCGTCACAGATTCCAAACAAGACATGCAAAAAATATTGCTAAAGGCAAAATGTCTGCAGCATACTGGGCAAACAAAGTTAAGTGGTGAGAAACATGAAAAGTTTTAAGCAGTTTCTTTCAGAAAGCGTCAACATTGCAGGAGATTTCAATGGAAATCTGTATATGAATAGTGCTCAACCCGAACAAGCAAAGGAATCTTACATTGCTGATGTTGTCTGGGAAGGAAAAATATATAGATTAGAAATAGAAGGATCAATGCCTTCTAAAAATGAACTTGCTGAGCAACTTCAAGGAGAATATCCTGGTGCTATTGTTCATAACATTTATCCAGTATCTGAAAATCCAATAACAATTAAAAACGCACAAAGATACAGACCAGAAAGACTATCGTGGAGTGATTGATTAATGGCACAGTGGAATAAGAATGAACAAGACTTTCTAAACCAAGAAAGAACACTTTTTGAAGTTCCTTTAATTGCAACAAGGGATGGAAATGTTGTAGACAATTACAACAGATTTCCAGTAAGTGTAAATCCAGATGCTTTTGGAAGAACCAGAACATCACAACCCCTTACTCTATTTGACTCATCTCACAGATATAGAGATAATAATCTTTGGGATAGTTTGATTGTAGGGACTGGTTCTACTGTTGGATTTGCAACTACTCAAGGATTAGTTAACATTGGAATTGGGACTACCGCTGGTTGCTCTGCAATTAGAGAAACTACAAAGACATTTTCATATCAACCAGGCAAATCTTTGCTTGTGCTGAATACTTTTATACCTGCTACACCAAAAGAAAATCTAAGACAGAGAATCGGATATTTTGGTGCTGATAATGGAATGTATTTTGAGATTAATGGCACAACTCCTTATTTTGTAGAGAGAAGTTTATCTACAGGGACTTCAACTTCAGTAGCACAAGATGACTGGAATATTGATAAGTTAGATGGAACTGGAGTTTCTGGTATTACATTAGATATTTCAAAAGCACAAATTCTTTGGATGGATATTGAGTGGTTAGGTCTTGGCACAGTCAGAATGGGATTTGTGATTGATGGTAAGTTTATTCATTGCCACTCATTCCATCACGCAAACAGAATTCAATCAACTTATATTACAACAGCATCTCTTCCTCTGAGATATGAGATTGCCAACACTGGAATTACTACAAGTAGTAGCACTCTCAAACAAGTTTGCTCTTCTGTAATTTCAGAAGGTGGTTATGAGTTGCGTGGATTGCAGCAGGCAGTGAATACTCCAATTACAGCACCAGTAGATTTACCTTCTCCTGCGGGAACTTATTATCCTGTTATTTCAATTCGTCTCAAAACTTCTCCAAATAGATTAGATGCGATTGTAATTTTGACCGCACTATCACTGATGGGAACTGGAAATGGACCACAATACAACTGGCAAGTGAGAGCATCAGCAACGACTAGTGGAGGCACCTGGACAAGTGCTGGTGTCGATAGTGCGGTGGAATATAAGATTGATGGGGGAACTGTAAGTGGTGGAAGAATTTTAGCATCTGGTTTCTTTTCATCAAATAATCAATCTTCTGCATCAGTAGATATTCTGAAAGAAGCACTATTTAAGTTTCAGTTAGAAAGAAATGGATTGACTGGAACTCCTTATGAATTGACACTGGTATGTGCATCTGATACTGCTGGTGCTGATGTTTTTGCATCACTGGACTGGGAAGAAATTAGTAGGTAATTTTTATGAGTGAATTTTATCTCATATAAATATCTTTAGATTGGGATTAAAATGTGTCGGCAATTATTAAAGTTCCAGATAAAAGATTGTCCCCAAAAGTAGTTAGAAATATTGCTCGCAAAAATTGGGGATTAACTTGGGAGCAAATGAAAGGAATGGATGTTCACCATTTCCCCCCAAGATGCGAAGGTGGTAAAGATATTCCAGAGCATTTATATGTTTGTAGTAGAGAGATACATAAGTATGGATGGCATAATGATGCTTGGTTCATGGAAAATTTAAATAGAGCAACTCAAAAAAATATAGGTAGAAAACATAGTGAAGAAACTTGCAGGAAAAAGAGTGAGGCATTAAAAGGTCGTTCTTTTGGTCATAAGTATGAGGGTGGAGAAAAGCACCCAAATAGTAAAAAAGTTTCTGTAAATGGAAAGACTTATGTTTCCCAACAAGAAGCAGCAGATGATATTGGAATAACAATACAAGGATTATCTTACAGAATGAAGCATTGGGGTCCAGAAAGGGGGTATGAATATGTCCAGTGATGTCTATTTGGGCAATCCTCTGCTCAAAAAAGCAAACACGCCGATTGAATTTACAGAAGAACAAATTATTGAGTTCTTAAAGTGTAAAGAAGATCCCGTATATTTTGCTAGAAATTATATTAAGATCGTGTCTCTGGATCATGGTCTTGTCCCATTCAAGATGTATCCTTTCCAGGAAAAGTTGATTCAAAATTTCCATGACAATCGATTCAATATTTGTAAAATGCCCCGTCAGACGGGTAAAGCATTATCGTTAGACACTCCAATACCAACTCCCAATGGTTGGACTACTATGGGGGATCTAAAAGTTGGTGATATGGTATTATCCCCAACAGGAGACTCGGTTTCAGTAACTATGAAAACTGAAACAATGTATAACCATGATTGTTATAAAATATATTTTGATAATGGTGAAGAAATAGTTGCTGATGCAGAACACTTATGGGAAGTTGATAGTTCTTATTGGAGAACTGGAAAAAAAGTTATAACATCAAAAGAAATATTTGAACAATATCAAAAGAAGACAACAAATAAAAGAGGTAAAGGAGTCCAAGGA